TGACAATATTAAGGTTTTTGATAACGCAAGAAAACTTTTGGAAGGAACAGGTGGTCGTTCACTACTAAAGCCAGATAAAAAAGGCGCAGCGGCAGCAGCGGCAGCAGCAAAAAGGCTTGCTGCTGAAAATAAAAGAATTGCGAAAGAGGCAGAAGCTGCTCGTGAGAAAGAAGCGAACTCAATTCAATCCTTCATGGATAAAATTGGGAAAGTGGGAATGAAAGAACTTCCTGCATACCAGCGCGATATTGCCCAGTTAGAAAAAGATTTCTTTGAACTGTCCAAGACTGGGCAGGCCGCTACTATTGCGCCGTTCAAGGCTGCGGTAGAGTCTATTGAGATGAACGCTTACAGCGATATGCTCAAGGAAGACCTCAAAGAAGCTGATCGTATGGTCAAAGATGCTTTGCCTGATATGGGGGAACTGCCTGTCAGTAAGGAAATGACAGACATTATCTCTCGCGCTGAAGAATTAAATGATTCATTTGAAGAGATAGGAAACACGGTCAGTGAGGCCTTTAAGGGCATGTTGACTGGCGCGATGTCGTGGAAAGATGGTATGCGCAGCCTCATCGGTTCTGTGATCGACCAGTTGTGGAAACTGTTCGTTGTGCAGAAGATTGTTGGTCTTGTGACCAACGCCCTTGGCGGGACTTCAACCCCAGTAAAGGGTTTCGGCTCAGGCACTACTGCATCTTTAGTTGGAATCCCCGCAAACGCCTATGGAGGTTCTGTAACTGGAAACAAACCCACACTTGTGGGCGAACGCGGGCCAGAACTATTTGTCCCCGGCGGAAACGGAACGATCATTCCTAACAGCAACATGCGTGGCGGCAGTGGCGGTGGCAACCCTATTAACATCAGCGTAGACGCCCGTGGCGCTTCCGATCCGGCGGCTGTTCGCGCTCAGGTGCAACAGGGTATACTTGAAGCGGCCCCAGCCATCATCGCTGCGGCAGAGTCGCGCACAATGGCTAGTATGCGTAGACCGCGCCTTGGTGGAGTTATGCAGTAATGGCGACAGTAACATTTCCTTCGACCCCAAAGCCCAATGGCATGACATGGCGCTTGCTCATGCCATCGCAGACCAATGTGTCAGATTGGACAGGGCGTAGGCAGACCATTGCATCTGGACGCGGCTGGTGGGAATGCCAGTTTTCGCTACCCCCAATTGTAGGGACAACGAATGTCAATGTATGGCGCTCGTTCATAGCCAAGTGCCGTGGCCGTGCGAACGACTTCCAGATACCTGTTGACCGAACGGCTCAATCAGCAGCCGTAGCAACCCCATTGGTCAATGGCGCAGCGCAGACTGGTCGCACACTCAACACTGACGGCTGGCCTGTATCATCGACAGTACTTGTCGCCGGACAGTTCGTCACCATCAACAACCAACTTTTACAGCTAACTGAGAACGTAACATCGAACGCATCCGGTGTCGCCGTTCTGACCTTTGAACCGCCAGTTCGCGCTGCGCCAGCAGACAACGCGGCCATAGAGTTCAAGAACCCTTATTGCTTAATGTATCTGGTGGAGGAGCCAACGCTTGCGGTTGAGAACGGCTATGTATATAGTCTCTCACTCAATCTACGGGAGTCCTTCTAATGGTTGATGCAACCACGCAAGCTGCGCTTGAGGCACAGATTGTTAACTGGCGTGTGCTTATTTACGCTGACTTTGTGGGCGATGTTCTGCGTGGCACAAGTGGCCTTTACGACAAGGTCATCTCTGGTAACGCCGACACAGAACTTAATGGCACTTACGACAGTTACCTTCACGATCTGATTAACGTATCGCCCGTCAAGCACAACGAGTCCGGTTCGGACACAGTTTCAATTTCAATGAGCGGTCTTGTTGTCAACAATACAGACTTCTTAAATCTTATTGGGGATAAGACAAAGTGGCAGGGGCGCACTGCGCGTCTTTGGTTCTATTGCGTTGACCAGAACGAAAACCAAGTAGGCTCCATTATTCCTTATTACACAGGGTACATGAATGAGGTTTCGATTACGGGTGATGCTGAAAGCCAAACAGTAATCCTTACAATCGAAAACTATCTGGTTAGCATCGCTGGCGCACAGAATAAGACCTATCTCATCCAGAACATTTACGATGCTGGTGATTTGTCCGGCGAGGCTGCTGTCTCTGCTGCGAACGGTATGGCTGAGGCTGGCAGTTACGGATATGGCTCTGGCGGTGGTGGCCGCGATGTTCGTAATGTGAGCGAGGATTTTAGATGAGAATCAATACTTGGGAAGATGCCTTAGCCAACTACATCGCTATCAAGCGCCATGAACCTTTTGAATACGGCGTCAATGACTGCTGCTTGTTCGCCGCCGGGGCTGTGCTTGAGGTCACGGGCGAAGACCCAATGTCTGAGTTTCGCGGTAAGTACGACAGCCTTAAAACCAGCCTCAAGGTCATCAAAGAGATCGGCGCAGGGACATTGGAAGCAACGCTTGATGGTAAGTTCCCAGAAGTTGCAATAAGTCATGCGCAAAGAGGCGACTTGGCTTTCTTTGATGGTTCTGTTGGTGTAGTAATGGGTGGCTTCGCCTACTTCGCTTCTGATGATGGCTTAGAACAAATCCCACGCGAAATGTGGGACAAATGCTGGAGTGTTGGCCGTGGGTAAAACTTTAAAAACTATTGCGATAGTTGCTGCGGCTGTTGCTATTGTAGTTTTTGCGCCGCAAATTGCAGCCGCCATTGGCGTTCAAGCCATCACCGCTGCCACAATTACTGCCATAGGCGTTTCACTCGCGCTTTCTACAGCATCAATGGCACTCTTTGGCCCAAAGATACCAAAGACCCAAATATCTCGTCTTAATGTCAGCCTTGACCCATCGACACCGCGCAAAGCTGTGTTTGGTACGACAGCGATGCCCCTCGACCTACGGTATCATGAATCCAGCGGTACGGACCAAGAGTATGTGGATTACATAGTTGCGGTTGCTGCCCACAAGATCGGCTCAATCGATGAAATCTGGTTCGAAGAAAAGTTGGCGTGGACAGCGGCTGGTGGCGTTACTGGTACTTACGCCGGATACCTGACGGTCACAACGCGCACCGAAGGTAGCGCCGCAAACTACATCTCAATAAATGGCGGCACTAAGTGGGGATCATCTCGTCGCCTCACGGGCTGCGCCTATGTGCATCTGCGCATCAAACGCACCGGAAACACCAAGAAGGCTGAAAGCCCATTGGTCGGTGGTCTGCCTAGCCGCGTCACCGTAATCGGCGATGGCGCTCGTCTTTATGACCCACGCAAAGACAGTACAGTCCCCGGTGGTTCTGGATCACATCGCGCTACAGACCAAGCAACTTGGGGCGCTTACACTAACGCAGATGATACTGATAACCCTGCTCTTCAGTTGCTTTGGTGGCTGATTGGTTGGCAAATCAATGGCAAGCTATCGGTTGGTTGTGGTGTTCCGCATAATCGCATCGACATGGCCTCATTCATTACGGCAGCGAACATCTGCGATGAGAACGTCACACTGGCAATAGGTGGTACGCAAAAGCGTTATCGCACCAGTGGCACGGCATCTGATGGCGATGATCGTTTAGATATTATTAACAATTTTCTGGCATCCATGAACGGTACGCTTCGTGACAATGGCGGCAAATTGACAGTCACGGCAATGAAGAATGATCTTGCCAACTATGTTCTAACTTTCAACGAAAGTGATATGCTTGGCGGGTTCGATTGGCAGCAAACCCGTGGCCTGACTGAGAATTACAATATTGTTCGTGGGCGCTATGTTGATCCATCGCCAAACAGCCTTTACCAAATGGTCGATTACCCAGAAATAGAACTTGCTGTTTCAGACGGTATTGAGCGCGTCATGTCGCTTGATTTGCCATACGTTGAAGATGGTCGCCGCGCACAACGCATCGCCAAACAAGTCTTTCAGCGCAACCAGTATCGCGGACTGTTCTCCACCACCTTCAATGTCAAGGCTCTTGGCTGTCAGGTTGGTGATGTTGTGCGAGTCAACCTCGAAGCACTCGGATGGACCAACAAGCTATTCCGCGTTGTAAGCCAAGAGATTCGCTTTGACGGTCAAGTGCCAATGGCACTGGTTGAAGAGAACGCTGCAATCTACGCTTGGGATGCTGAAGACGTTGCTCCCATAACGCCAACTGCGCCTACGATCTATAACCCGCTCAACAACCCGTTCATCCTTGGCCTTGCTGAAGCAGAGGCTGTGGCTGACGGCAAGATCGACAGCTACTATCAGGCCGCAGAGCCAACTGGCGCGACAGAAGGCGATTATTGGACTGATACGGACGATTCCAACAAGATGTACCGCTACACCAGCGGCGCTTGGGTTCTGATCCGCGACACTGGTATCCCTGCGGCTATAACTGCCGCCGCTGGAGCGCAGGCAACTGCTGACGGTAAGGTTACGACCTTCTACGTTGAGACCGCCCCCACTGCACAGGCGCTGGGTGATCTCTGGTACAAGCCATCGACCAAGTACCTGTCACGCTGGAACGGATCGGCTTGGGTTGAGGTCGCCACCGTGGGCGCTAAGGCTGGGACCAACTTGTTGGATAGCACTGGGGCAACCCTCGCTGACGCTGCAATTATAACCTCGCAAGGTACTGCGGCTCTAATTGCCAATCAGGCTGCGACCGCAACCAATTCTGACTTCTCCGCTGTAACTGGAACCACAAAGCCTGATAATAATGCGACAGTTGGCGCAAGGTCTGGAACCAATCTGTTCCGTACTGATGGCACAACGGTTTTAACGCAAGCTGAGATCAGAACTGTTGAAGGCACAGCGGCGGCTATTGCAGGACAGGCGGCTACCGCCACAAGTTCGGATTTCGCCGCCGTAACTGGCACTACTAAACCTGACAATAACGCCACTGTCGGCGCTACATGGGGTACAAACCTTACGGGTCGTCCACCGCTACTCACAGGTGAGGGTGTCACAGTAGACGAGTTCCTGCTCGACCCGTCTGTTTGGTCGTATGACTCAACAGGCGTATTCTCCAACGCAGCATCTGGCGACGGCTGGTTTTCCAACGCTGGTACGTCAGCCGCAAGCATTAGCACCAAGTTCGCCAACGCAACGCCTATAGACAACACCGCCAGTTACGAGGTATCTATTGACCTTATACAGGACGGTACGGGTGTTGGCACAGCTACGTCGTATTTGGGTGTGGCGCTTTTCGACGCCAACGGTGGCGTAATAGGCGTTGACGGAACGTGGTGGCATTACTTCAAAGCAGGAGAGGCCGTGTATGAACGCGGTGTTTGGGAAACTTACTCCGTTCGCGTCGGCAAAGGTACAGCAAAACCCTTCCCAGCCAACGCTGCGAAAATAGGCCTTGTCGCTTATGTAAACTACAACAACCTTCCCAGCGTCACCTGCCGTGTCCGCCGCATGAAATCGCGCCGCGTAACGGACCAAAGCTGGACGGCGGCGATACCGAATCGTTGGACACTAGCGAACGGACGCGTCATTCGCCATGTTGGGGCTTATTCTTGGGGTAATGTGGCCTATGGCCGCGCAGGAATTAAAGGCCCGCAGCGTTTCTCTTGGCGGTGGTCCGGTCAGGGTGATGCTTACTCCACGATGTGCGGCCTTTCCGAATCTTCTTCGCCAGTGAACTTCACTGACGGAGTTTTCACGGCCCTAGCAAACGACGTGGCTGGTAGTATTTTAATTTACGAAGGTGGTGTGGATAAGGCTACCTACACTGACCAAACGGACAGGAACACCGCAGAGTTTGCCATTGAGTATGACGGCCTTCGTCTGAAATTGTTCAAAAACGGAGTTGCTTACGGCTACAGCCGTTTTGTTGGGCCGGATAAGACTTATTACCCCTTCGTGGACACTTACTACCACACAAGCACGGGTATTATAGATTTTAAGCACTCATCGACGCAGAGCGCAGCGGTTGTCGGAAACAATACGTTTGACGCTTCTGGCACAGCATGGAACGCTGCAAACGGGGCTACCATCGGTGCTAGGGCTGGTACGAACCTTTTCCGTACTGATGGCGCTACCGTTCTGAGCCAAGCAGAAGTAAGGACTGCTGAAGGCACGGCTGCGGCCATTACTGGGCAAGCTGCGACTGCGACCAGTTCGGACTTTTCGGTTGTAACTGGCACTACTAAGCCTGATAACAATGCCAACCAAACCTCTGTGGACGCCAATGGTCTCATTCAAGGTGTTTCGTCTGGAGCGGGGACGACTGTAGACAACGCCCGTGTTCTGGTCGGCGCACGAAACCTGATGACCAACAGCGGCCAGTTTACCGCCATACCAAACTGGTCGTCGAACGGCTCTACAGTGTCTCTTGACGCAACTGTTCTTTACGGCAGCTACAGCACCTTAAAGATAGTTGGTTTCGGTGGCGCTCAAAAAGACACTGTGATGCGGTTGAAGCCCAACACCCAGTACACAGTCAGTGCGATGGTGAAAGGTAGTGCCGCTCTCGCAGGGGCTGCTGACAACACGTTGCACATCCAAAGCTGGAGGGACGAGGACACAGGTAACGTCCACCAAGAAACGATAATAGCCGTGGACACGGCAGTGACCACATCTTGGAAGTTGATTTACCAGACGTTTGTTACGCCTAACAGCGACACTTTGACGTATTGCCGATTCTACTTCTATCCGCTTCTCGCTGGATTCACGCTCAATGTCGGCTACGTCAAGTTGGAAGAAGGCAACAAGGCCACCGATTGGACGCAGGCTCCAGAAGAATTGACTTCTGGGATCAACTCGGCGGCGCTGACTGCCAACTGGCCCAACGTTACCGGAACGGGGAAGCCTGACGACAACGCGACGGTTGGCGCTCGCTCTGGAACTAATCTCTTCCGCACTGACGGCACAACGGTTTTAACGCAAGCTGAGATCAGAACGGCTGAAGGCACGGCTGCTGCTATCACAGGACAGGGTTCGCTTGCGACTTCAAACACCGCTGATTGGGCAAGCCAAATTGCCAGCCGTCCTGTTGAACTTACGGATGGCCGGATCACCAACGGGTTTAACAACCTTGGCCGTTTAAGAAGTGGCATTCAGCTTGATGCAAGCAGCGCCTTTACGCCAGCAATTGAAGTTGTAGGCGCTCTAAAGGGAACCAACCTAAATAAGAACCCAGAGTTCTTTGGGAACAGTTTGGCAGGCTACAGCGTCTACAATAATAATGGTGATGGCTCCGTTAACCTAGCAAGCAGATACGACACAACAGTTCCCAACGGTTCTGGGTATGCGATGGAAGTCAACTACACGGGTGGCAACCCAACACCCGGCTATGGTGGCTTCACTATAAGTTTAGCAGGAACAACGGGTCAATCTCGCCCCGGTTATTACACACAGAACGCTACCATTTATTATTATTTCTGGGCAGTCATCCCCGTTGGTCGGCGCTTGGAGTTCCATACCAACCCATACGGGAACGGCGGAACTTGGGAGTGGGTTAGCGACACTGCGGGAACGGGCGGCTGGCAGAAGTACATCGGAAAACAGGTAACGGGTATAGGCGGATCACTTTCGATCACCGGATACTTTGCTGTTCATGATGGGCCTAACACGGCGTTCACTTGGGTTGTCGGCAAGCTTGACATAATGGACGTTTCCTCTGTTCCAAAAAGCTTTTTGGGCAACGGTAACCTGTATGAGCAAGACGGCGGGTATCGCTTAACCAACGCTAACTCCATTACATCATTTGGAACGGCAGCGGCTATTGCGGGGCAAGGTTCGCTTGCAACAAGGAACGATGTAACTGACAGCCAATTGGGTAGCACTCTTGCAGCCAGAGTTGCACCGTTTTCTGGAGATCAAAACTATCTATCTGCGGGTCGGGTTGCTTGGGATGTAACCGGAAGCACCGTTCAATCATTGAAGCCTGCGGAAGCTGGGGCAAACGTAACTGAAACTCGAACGGCAGCGGCTATTGCAGGGCAAGGCGCTTTAGCGACTAGAAATGAGATTACCGCTTCTAGTGGTAACGCAATGCGCTTCACTGACAACCTAATTCCAGATAATGAGTATCGTGACCTAACTTGGTGGGGAGCATCCTCACTCCCTAACGTATATTTTTCAGATGCTGACCCTGTAAATTGGGAGATGCCGCGCAACATCTCAATTAATGCTGACAGAGACTTTGATTTTAGCAGCCAATTCTTTACGTTAGAGAAAGGGTCAACATACAGGATCAGAGTCAGGATTTGGAACAATAATGGTGCGGCGGGATGGAGCGGTGCATTATGGGCAATGATACACATTCCAAATCAGGCTTGGTTTAGCTTAAAGCACGGAACTTCGATAAACCCAGAAATTGCTGATGCAAATAATGCAATTGTTGCGTTGGGTGACACTGGGTATCAGGACTTCTACTTTACGCCACAAACAAACTACGCACGACAGATTCAATTTAGGTTCAAATCTAATGCGCGTGGAAGCGATATAGCAATACAGATGCATCTGAATAAGGTGCAGAGACTTGGTCGTGACTTAATTCGTTTTGACACCAATCTTCCGTATCAGACAGCCGATATTCAAACGAATCTCGGCACTGCTTCTGCAATTGCAGGGCAAGCCGCCACTGCGACAAACTCTGACTTTTCTGCGGTCACGGGTACGACCAAGCCGTCAGATAATGCTACCTCAGACATCAAACTTGTCGGCACTGGCACTGGCATTGTCATAACTGGTAACCGCGTAACGCGCCCAACAGGCGGCGGAAATTGGGATAGCCAAGCGTACACTCCTGATGGCTATGTGGGCGGCGCTTATTCTTCATTCAGTCCGACCAGTACATCAGCTTACTTTATGGCGGGTCTCAACACCGATCCAACAGCCGACGCTAGTTATGTTAGCCTTGACTTTGCTTTTTATATGGCTGGCGACACCAATCTTTACATTTATGAAAGCGCCAATGGGCAGGGTGCTTTTTCTACAGCTACAGCCGACGATGTTCTTTCGGTAGTATACGACAACGAGTATGTCCGATACCTCAAGAACGGAATTGAACTTAGGGCCGTGTATGTTGGAGCAGGCAAGAAGTATCATTTTGATAGTTCCTTTGTTTACTCTGGCCTCAGCAACATCAGATTCGGTTCTTACGCCGCTGCCAACGCGCCGCTGTCGTTCATAAACACAACGGGACACACCTCCGAAGGCAATACCGTTTTCAAACGGGCCAATGCCACGAACGACTGGGACGGCAAATCAATATCCCGTGAGATTAGCCAAGGCACAGCATTTGTCACTGGCAAGTTGGACACGGTGGATACGTTCATCGGACTGCATGAAGTTGGTAATTCTAACGTAACGTTCCATGCTTTTGCGTTCTCTATCCACCGAAGCAGTAATGGCACGTGGGCAGTTTACGAGGACGGTGGCTCACCGTTAAATCTAGGCACTGGCTATGATAACAACACCCAGTGGTCGATAAGGTACGACGGCGTGAACGTGCGCTATTATGCGGGTACAAATCTGCTTCGTACTGTGGCATCTACCGCTGATAGGTCGTTTCAAGCTGGCGCGGCGTGTTACTCTGTCGGCGCTCGTGTTTCCGCTATTCAGTTCGGTCCATACACAGACCGCGCATGGGCTAACATCGCTGGCACAGGTAAGCCTGAAAACAACGCTGACGTTACAATCACCGCACAGGTCACACCAACAAAGCCTGATGATGTGATAATCAACGCTGATTACCTCGGTGCGATCCTTGCTGGTCAATTCAACAAATACCTTGTCCCCGGCCTTACACGCGCTGGTTCCAGTGTTCGTTTGGACAACCGCTCCAGCTATAGCATATCGAACGTCACTGGTGGCCTATCTGGCTATGTTTCGGTCGATAGCACAAACGGCAGTGGCAATAAGGGCGTGGTGACGGTCACAAACTGCACCGCATCAGGTACATTCCAGTTGAACATCTCATGGGATGGTTACTTACTTGCGGCCTATGTCATTAGGTTCACAGTTGTCGCGGCAGATGCCCCACTTGGCGGAGGCGGTGCTGGCGGTACTAAATCTGGTTCGGTGGACATCACTGGTCAGACCGTAAGTTCGACATCGTTTGTGTCCATCGCTCAGATCAACAATCTGACCAAGGCTGCTGGTGAGACAATTAAGTGTAGCTTACCCGCTGCTGAGTATGAGTTGTACCACACGGCAGACTCAACCCGCAACGTCATCGCCAAGTTTCAATACTCAGCGACAGGCGCGAACAGTTGGACAGACGTAGGTACGCAAGTGTCAGGTAGTAGTTCAACTTGGGATCAAGTGGATTTATCCACTTCTCCGGGTTCGATTACTGTCAACCAGAATGTCGCCCCAAGCAATGGTGCTTACGACATTCGACTCGTTGTCGCCCGAAACGCATCTGGCGGCGGAAACCTAAACTTCAGTTACGGCACTATGGCCGTCATTATCGAGGTTTAAGATGGAATACTGGTTATCACATAAATCAGGCTGCGTGATTGAACAGGTGCTTTGCGAAGATGGCGAAGCACCGCGTTGGTCTGAAGATTCCAAACGCTGCACCAAGATTAAGGTGGAACGACATGGTGACCCGCAGGCGGAGACATTTGATGTCGAAACCCTCAGTTGGTTGCCATCTGTTGATTACGCCATTCACTGCTTGAAGCAGGAGCGTAATCGCAGATTACTTGAATGTGATTACCCGCCACTGTATGAAAGACCTGACGAAGAGCAGGGCGCTTGGAAAGCATACCGTCAAGCCCTTCGTGATTTGCCAGACAATGCCGACCCATTTAATCCCGAATGGCCGGAAAAGCCGACGTTCGGCAAGTAGAAGGAAGAACAAGATGGACGTTAATGATTTTTCAACTTCAAACACTATTATGCTTGAAGTTTTCGCTGCTGAAGCAAACCGCTTGGACACTGAGACCAAGGATGGTTTCATTAAGGTGATAACTTCACCCGTAGCGCCAGAGGCGTCAGCTTACTTTGCTGAGTTTGTGTACGCACGTTCGACGGAGTTCTTGCAAGCGAGCCGCGAGAAAGCAGCCGACGTTGCGGCTTTTGTCACAGCCAATGGCTTCTATGGTTTCCGTGAGAACCAACGTGGCGCGAAGATCGGTAGCTTTCTGCGCGGCGAGACCGTTCAAGATGCACCGGAGCCGCTTCCGCAATTCAAACCAGCGCCAGTGGCTGTTGAAGAGCCAGAAGTCCCAACGGAGTAATGTCCGCCACACACCGCCATTCGGTAGCTAAACCATATCGAATGGCGGTTGGCATTGACGCAATAAAGTGATAAGTGTCAGACAAAGGGGGTACTTATGTTTTTCATTTGCCATTTGATAAAAACATGAGCGTCCATTCGATCTTAAATTATTTGGGGGACAACGTGAAGCACATCGCTGATGGTGTTGCGGTTGTGGCGGCGTTTGGCACATTGGTGCAAATCCTCCCCCCACTTGCATCTTTACTCACAATAGTATGGATGAGCCTACGAATATACGATTGGTTTGAAGCAAGGCTCTCAGGGGGGCGCTTGCCAAAAGATTAAGGATGGACCATGCCTCCATTAAAAATCGATACGAATTTATTTCAATTCTGTACGCCGCGTCAGAGACAAATCCTTGAGGCAATAGACCGTCTGGGCAGTGCTAAGGACGCATCGCTTGAATTGGGGTTAAACAAAGGCGCAGCCAGCGAGACGTTTATCGACGTTAAGCGCAAGGCGGCTAAGATGGGCTACTCGCCGGATCATGACTTCACACGTCCTGTGCCGGATGGCTATACCGCAAAAGGGGTATCGACCTACTATAACAAAGAAGGCAAGCCTACTGGTCAGTGGGTTAAGGCGTCACTGAGCCATCAGGCACTGGTGGACGCCATGAAAGAGGCAATTGATGGCTTTAAGGATGAGATACAGCCGACCATCCCTATCCTTGCTCCAGCGGCCTCTGAGGAGCATCTGTGCAACCTTTACACATTCACTGATTACCACCTTGGAATGTTGGCGTGGCATAAAGAGGGCGGCAGCGATTGGAACCTAGCCATCGCAGAGAAAACGATTCTGGCTGCGCTGATACAGATGGTCAATCAAAGCCCAAATGCACACACATGTATACTCAATATCCAAGGCGACTTCCTGCATACGGATGGCAAGACGCCTGTAACGCCAGCGTCAAAGCACGTTTTGGATGCTGACAGTCGCTTCCCTAAGATACGGCGCTCTGCGATCCGCATCATCCGCTCGCTGGTGGCGATATGCTTGGAGCGCCATCAAGAGGTTCGTTTGATTATCGCTGAGGGCAACCACGACGAAGAAAGCGCCGGATGGCTGTCAGACCTGTTCGCGGTACATTACGAAGAAGAGCCTCGCGTCATTGTCAATGACAGCGTATTGCCATTCTATGTGCTGGAATGGGGGGCCACTATGCTTGGCGTTCATCACGGCCACAAGGTCAAGAATGAGAGCCTACCGCTGCTGTTTGCGGCACAGTTTCCGCAAGAATGGGGCAGGACTACTCGGCGCGAAATTCATTGCGGGCACCGTCATAGCAGGGATGAGAAAGAATATAATGGTGTGACAATTGTGCAACACCCTACACTATCTGCTAGGGATGCCTATGCAGCCCGTGGTGGCTGGATTTCAGACCGTGCGGCTTGGGCTATAACGTACCACAAGAAATATGGTGCTGTTGGCCGTGTAATGATTACAACTGAAATGCTGGAGGACTCAGAATGAACAAAGTATTTTTTGACAAGTTGCGCTCCACCATCATGGCTCCAACATTAGACGACAACGAGGTCACAGGCACAACGGCAATTCTGGAGGCATGTGCGGGCTTGCCATTGCCTTGGACTGCTTATGCTCTGGCCACGGCCTACCATGAAACGGCGCACACCATGCAGCCGATCAAGGAGTATGGCGGCGATAAGTATTTCCACCGGATGTACGACATCGAAGGCGCGAGGCCGGATTTGGCAAAGCGCAATGGCAACATCCATCCCGGCGATGGGGTTAAATTTTGTGGCCGTGGCTACGTCCAGCTAACTTGGCGATCCAACTATAAGCGGGCTGGCGATAAGTTGGGCATGAACTTGGTGGAGACGCCATACGCCGCCATGAACAAGGATGTGGCAGCGCGGATTATGCGCGAGGGCATGAAGGACGGCTGGTTCACAGGCAAGGCATTCAAGGATTATTTGCCATCAACTAGATCGGCCACTGAGGCGGAGTACCAAGCCGCTCGGCGCATCATAAACGGCATGGACAAGGCTGCATTAATTGCCAAGTACGCCATGCAGTTCCAGTCGGCTTTGATTGACGGAGGTTGGGAATGATTAGTCTACTGTGGACACCAAACGGACGCAGGGCCGCTGCCTTTGGCGCATTGCTTGGCGGCTGTGGCATTATGACAATCTTTGCTGCTGTCGGCGTCTACATAGTAAAGGGAAACGCAACGTACAGCTTCTACCTCGCACTGGCTGCTCATGCGCAGATACTGCTTGGCCTGACTGCGTTTACTGCCTTGTTTGTGAAAAGAAGCATCAAGGCTGGCAAAGATGGAATTGAGATCACTGATGCTAACTAGGTTCATCCCATATCTTCGCCTAGCGCCATATGCTATCGGAGTCATATTTGCCCTTCTGGCGGCAGTGCAGTGGCAAAGCGCAAGGCACTGGGAGAAACGCTACATAGCGTCTGAAAAGACTGTGGCGCAGTATGAGGTTGCACAGGTTGCGGCTACACAAATCAACAAGGCGAGGGTTGCGCAGATTGAGCGTGATTACGCCATTATATCAGAAAAGGCAGAATCCGATTATGAAAGACGTATTGCTGATAACCGCGTGGCTCTGTCTGAGTGGATGCGTAAACAAGCCAATAAAGGTCATACCAGTAGCACCGGAGCAAGCGAAGTCGCCCCAGTGCCCGGTGAAGTTGTGTCAGGAACCGAAACGGCCATCGTTCCTGTTGCCGATCTCGAAATAGTCGCTGACGCCTACGCCCAGCTTGATGCGCTCAGGGCTTGGGCGTTGGAGGTTGGTAAGGTTACGGACAATCTCGACAGCCCTCGCTGATGTGATCATCTTGTAATCAGCCCACGACCCACAGGCGCACTCGTTTTCTTCGTAGGCAAAGCAGTCGCACTTCTTGGCGTCGGTTTCTAACGCATTTGCGGCGGCTTCGATGCCAGCATCATAACCTGACTGCCATTCGGATGCGGGATACATACACCGCTTTGACCCGCAACACCCTTCATCTCCGCAAGAACCACAGATAGGGCAGTAAGGGGACGGCTCAGTTTCCACTGACAGTTTATTTTTGAGTCGCTCAATCTCCGCCGCAAGCGCATCGCTCTGTGTGGGCTGGCGTAACTTAGCTACAGCGACCGCAAAAGCAGCTTCCCAACCCCTTGCCTCAATCTCAAAATCAAGGTCTTCGGTGTAATCAGTGTCGTTGTAGCCCTCGGAGCAAACGGTTTCGTATGTGAAGCGCATTTCCTCAAGCAAATCAGCATCGCTCTGTGTAGCAACGCCCACGACACCGCACGGCAAGCCGCCACCCCCACCAATGCGGTCAGGGCCAGCCGCTGCCACACTGCTCTGTGTGGGCTGGCGTAGGGCTGATAGTGCTGCTTGGGCTTTGTGGCCATAAGATGAAAGCGCGTAAGTGGCATCGCTACAAATCTCAATACCGTCAGCCTGAGCCAGCGCCCTAGCCACCCGTTCTGCATCGCTCTGCACAGGCTGCCCACCGGAGCGGCTGCCGTCTGTGTGTATGCGTCCGTATTCAGCCATCGTTCTTCTCCCTTATCTCAAAGCCACTATATTCCAGTGCGGCGGCTTCAATGCCAGCGTTAAAAGCAGCACGCTCTTCAGCCACCTTTACAACGCGCTCGAAACTTTCATTTAATGGAAGTTTTTGGTAATTGTTGTCTGTCATTCGCCCTCCCCTATATAGTCCAAGATCCGCTTAAGCGCCTTGATGTCTTTCTTGTATTGCTTAACATCATCGGGATGGACGTAGTGATAGGAGAAGTTGTTCTCGACCGTCTTGAGTGTTTCCTTCAGCCATATGCGAACAATGTCGTCCAGCTGATTTATATCTAGCTTTATATCAATCGTCATTTGGTTTCCCTTTCAAATGTTCGTCATAAGTCCGCAGCCAAGGTTGGCCTACTTCTGGGGTGGTTAATGCGTTAAGAGCTGCATCTCGCACATTGCGCTGAAACGCCCTTCGCATGGCATCGGTATATTCAAGGTCTAGCTCCTCTGCGCACACTCCGCCGGGGGTTTTTTATTATTGGTCACAATCCTTTTTGCCTTCGGACAGGCGGGCTATAATCCAATCGATGATGCGACGGATCATTTGCTTTGTTCCTGTTCTTTGCGTAGCTGCTTTATCTCGTCGGCCATCGCACTTTGAATCTGTTGAAGCAGGTGTGTGCTGCCATCGTAATAGCCACGGTCGTAATGCGCCTCTGCTTCGGCCCGCAGCCGCTCAATCTCCGCCGCTTGGGCTTCGATGCGGTCGGCGGCTTCGCTGCACATAGAATTTGGGTTAACCAACACACTAAGTGGTCGGATGCGCAGCCGCTGCACTAAATCGTCTGTCATTTGCTTATATTTCCTATATCTCAAAGCCAAGGGCGTCCAGTGCGGCGCAAATATGCTGCTCAAGAAAATGGGTAAACTCGCCGTTATATTTGTGCCTCTCCCATACCCATCGCGTTTCTTGCAACGCTTCCCGTAGTCGTTTGTTCTCAGCTGTGAGGGCTTCTAGATGGGGTTGGCCGGTTGCTTGCACCGGTGCTGCGAGTGCTGTGCCTATTTCATGAAGTGCTGCAAACGCGTGGCCAGCCTCCGCGCTATCGAGATTGTGGTCTGACAATATATCTAATAACCCATTGATAGCCTTACGCGCCGTCTTGAGCGCATTAATTTGGTGTTCCTGCTTTGCATCGTCTGTCATTTCAGCAGCCCCCGTGCAATGCAAGCCTGTCGCAGATGCTCCTGTTCCTTGCGGCGCTCTGCAAACGTCTTTCCATCTGCACCGCGCAAAGGCCATGCGCTGTCCGATGATACTCGGTGGTTCTTGCCCATAGGGGCTGCTTGTGCTGGCTTAATCATCTGCCAATACCTCCGGCGCTGGTTGCAGCCCTTCCATAAATTTCGCCCATACGGCTTTTGCGCCAACCATGAACGGGCCATCGTCCTGCTCACCATCTCTGATTTGGCGGATAAATTCTGGATTGCCGTGCGTCATTTCAACGCGGTCTGCTACAGTGTTTCTGAGTTCGTTAAGTGTCATTTCAAAATATCCATCCTAGTTTCTTGAGCCAATGTTTTTGCACTTCGCCTTCTGTGCGATCCGCGTGATACTTGAACAAAGCAATAGCCAGTGGATCGTAACCGCGTCCCTTATGTGTCCTTATAGGCTCGGTCAGCGGCAATGGCTTTTGTGTCGAAATGCTATTTTTGCGAGGCACAGAAAACGAGGCCATAGCTTCGTCCAAATCCTTCATGGTGTACTTCGTGCCATAGTCTCTGTTGATATGGGCAAGTACTGCTTTTCTGTCGCTGATGTAATTACAAAGGTGGCGGGCCTTCATTCTTATTTCATGTATCATGTTGATAATCCTTAATATATTCGCTTATTTTTAATTTGGCGTCTTCAGCGCCAAGGCAAATAAAACACACATAACCCACAGATGCAAGATAATTTATCCAATCTTTTTGCTCTGGCGATAATCTGCCGCCTTTTACCCGCTTCATTTCGATCCATAACTTGAGCGCAGGGATGAAAAGGTCAGGAACGCCGGGGCTTACACCTTCGACCTTTAACTTGGCGGCAGCGGCCTTGGATCGTTGCCCCCCGTTCGGAATCGCAAATATCCGCATTGGCCGATATGTCTGGCGGAACCACATTACGACTTGGCGTTGTTCTTCATGCTCTGTTGGTATTCTATCTGTCAAAACGGAACCTCCCATGACCAAGTGGCGCACTGCCCCTCGCTATTAACAAAATCGGCTGGAGGATACATATTGAAAGCAAAGCACTTTCCATCCCCCGCAAAATGGTCACAAGTGTGGCAACATTTAGGCGGACCAGCGTTCATCCATTTCTCATACTGCACCAAAAAGTCTGGCTTAGGCAAACGTTTCATTATCCCAATCCCTTGTGAAAACTCTATAATATGCGCCATCTTTTTTATAACTAATCCGACTTGGCGCTTTGCTTTTGTTCAGACGATCCGCCCAATCTTCCAGCAAATCGACACCATCAAAAGATGCTCCAGCTTTCTGAGACATCTTAACCAATTGCGCAACCGCCCTTTGTCCGGCGTATCCATCGTGCGTAACGGGCAAATACTCAGTCACTACAGGATCACTTAATGCGCCATAATATGCCACGACAAGCATGTCCTTGCCACTGGTTTTACTGGTGTGCTTGCGCCACGACCATGAAGTTAGTTCCATTTCAAAGCCAGTACTCCCCATAATGTCGTCATTATGCAGCTTTAGAACCTTCTTCTCAGGCTCAGGAAACGCCATGCCACAGGCCGGACATTCCTTGGCGCTTATGGCCACAAGTTCATCGCAGTTGTCGCATACTTTAACTGGAGCCTCACCACCGCCACGCCCTTCCTCACCCTTGCGTTGAGGTGGGGTAACGGCAATGATTGGCCCATGCGTCCGCACAACTCCGGCGAAGTCAAGCACAAGGCAATGATCCGTATGTTCCTTTAACCGCATACCTCGGCCCGCCATTTGGACATACAGGCTGGCGCTCATTGTCGGGCGAAGCATGGCAATCAGATCGATGTTGGGTGCGTCAAAGCCAGTCGTAAGCACATTGGCATTTGTAAGCGCCTGTATCCGTCCAGCCTTAAAGTCAGCCAGTATATGCTCACGTTCTTCCTTTGGTGTTTCCCCGTGGACACAGGCCGCGTTGATACCTTCTCTCCTAAGCGAACTGGCTACGGCATGGGCGTGGTGGACGCCAGTGCAGAAGAATAGCCAAGACTTACGATCCCCTGCCAAGGTAATAACTTCCCTGACAACGGCATCGTTGTTCTCGTCGGTATCGACTGCCGCTTGCAACTCGCTCTCAATAAACTCCCCGCCACGCTTGTGGACGTTTGACAGATCGTAATTGGTCTTGGTGACCTTGGAACTGAGCGGGGCAAGAAAGCCCTTCTGAATCAGTTCCTCAATCGACACTGGGTCGAGCAAATCATCAAATATGGCTGGCTTATCCGTAATCAGACCATGCCCCAAGCGATACGGTGTAGCTGTCAGACCAACCACTCGCATGGACGGATTGATAACCAGCAAAGCATCCAGAAATGCGCGGTACATGCCGATTGCCTTGTGATTGACCAAGTGGCACTCATCGATGATGCAAATGTCGATGTGGCCTACTCGGCTGGCCTTGCTGTGGATCGACTGAATGCCAGCGAAGGTAATGGGTTCTCCCAACTGCTTCCTGCGCATCCCAGCCGAATAAATGCCCATAGGCGCACCCGGCCAATGCTGGCGCATCTTCTCGGCGTTCTGTTCAATCAGTTCCTTTACATGGGTCAGCATCATAATTTTAGTGTCAGGCCAATTCTGCACAGCATTCTTACAAAATGCCGCAACAATATGACTCTTGCCCGATCCTGTCGGCAGCACCAAGCATGGGTTGCCTTTGTTCTTTTCCATCCACTTGTATAAATCGTCAATGGCGCGTTGTTGGTATGGTCTAAGCATCGTTAAACAAATCCTCTTGAGTTTTAATCCAACTATGCGGACACTGCATTGCATCCCAACGCGATACCATTTCTTTTGGACCGCGCCTTGATTGAGCGTGGTTTCTGGCAACGTCGGTGCTATCTACACTCGCAAATGGATATTCCCATTTAACGCACTGCATCCCACGAAGCATATGAATCCAAGGTGTGCGTTTATGACGCTTATTTATTTCATCAAACGCACGATCTATTCTGCGCCGCCAATCAACAGAGCCAACAATCGCATACTGAGATGATGAGCCAAAACATATTTTAGGCCAATTATCCAATAGCATCAGCATCCGGTCTATTGGTTCGTGCATATGCCAAACGGGAGCGCCCCTATCGCCATGCGGCCAGTGCGTTATAAGCTCGTCTTGGATATTGGCGTCACCTTCAATATCATCTGGAATAACCGCCCATGTCGTAGGGTAATCAAGCCAAATATCGCACCAATCATAATATGCGTTCCAATCAGTATTCTTGCCGCTTTTCCACTTTGTAAAAGCACCGTTGTCTAGCATTACAGATTGGCCGTGTTCGTGCGCCCTTTTTATATCCTGTGGGTTTGCGTGTGAGACGCAGTAATGACGCCCAGCGCACTCCATGAAAGCAGACATTGGCGTTATTGGTGTGCCGTGATAATGTATGGTCAATCTCTTATCCACTTCGCGTAAATACCTTCAAGTGGGCGGGTGACATCAACAGCGGCGGCGCGAAGATCAACGCCAATCTTTTCAGCAAGGTCTTCACCCCAAGCATATTCATCATCAATCACACTATGATCAAATTGCAAAAGGTAATCCGACAGCATCCGCTTACGGCGCTCTGCATCAAGAATTACATCGCCGTTGGCATAATGCCAGACAATAACTTGCCATGTGTGGCCGTGCAATTTACCTTCTCTGCTGTAATGTGCGGCTGAAATAACTCCGCTTACACCTGTCATTTTCATTATCTTACTCCCCAAAACTTATGCGCTTGGATGTTTACACGCCAGCGATAATCAATCTTTACATAATTTATAGTTGCTTCCATGTTCCTCTGTATATCTGGTCCATCTTTAGGCGAAAGCCACAAGTGCTTTGCCTTAACTTCGCTTCGCGCTATGTCTGGCAGCATACCCTGCTGAGGAAATACTAACTTTAATTCGTCAGCCTCACGAACAATAATTTTGGTATTTGCTTTGGGGCTGACACAAACCCAATCAAGGCACTGCGGTATAGGTAAAGTTCCGTTGGTTTCTATAGCCACAAACTTATGGCGGCGCTGCAAGGCGCGAACCAGTTCATGATCTAATTGTAGGGCTGGTTCGCCACCCGTAAAGATAACCATACCGGGGTATTTTACACACTCGGCAACAATATCTTCTCGCGTCATACGCTGACCGCCAATAAAATCTGTATCGCAAAATTGGCATATGGCTTTGCTGCGATCTTCCTCTCGACCAGACCACAGATTGCATCCAGCAAAGCGCACAAATATTGCAGCTTTGCCCATGTGAAAGCCCTCACCCTGCACTGAATGGAAGATTTCTTTTATTGTATAAATTTTAATCATCCCACCACCTCTGCTTCAGGGAACATCGCTTTAATCGACAGCACCACAGGATCATCCATAACCTCTGGGTTGGCGATGATCTCGCTGCTCTTGTAGCCATCCTTGCCATTTACAATCCACTTGTCGCCAATCTTCCACTTGACGCTGTGACCATCATCTGAGCCTTCCATAGGCCAGTGGACCATGTCTGGATGCAAGATGTGGTCATCACAGCCTTCGTGCTGAAAGTCCTCTGGGATGTTATCAGCTTCATGGCGTTCACACCGCCATGTGGAATCCGCCATTGCAGTGCTGTGCGCACAGGTGCGGCAGTTGATCCGCTTGGTCGGTTCCTGCTTGTGGCAGAAGCTGTGCGCCGGACAGAACTTGCACTGATACCAGCTTGGGTCGGCGCTGACAGGCTCCGGCATACGATCTGCCATAGCTATACGCTTCCCGCGTATAATTGCATCTTCAGCCACCTTCTTGTCGTACTTGACGCGCTCGGTGTAGATGCGGTCATCGTCCTTGCAAACAGCCAAGTAAAGTGCGCGGTTTATCTGCGTCCCGTGCATATAAACTTGCATCTGGATAAAGTGCATGGGCTTGGATTTCTCCACGCCGTTCTTAACCATATCGTCGAACGACTTCTTGGAGTGCGTCTTGAACTCGGCCACATGACGCGCCTTGGGAGCCTCTGGGACGCCCTTTTCAACCACGCCATCAAGACTACCACTTACATGGTTTCCGAAGTCCACACGCCTCTGGCTGGCACGAATGTCCATGCCTATGGCGCGAAGGTCACTAATGATGACATCTTCCTCTTTGTGGCCCCGGCGGAACAGGCGCAGGATGCGGCCATCGAAATCCTCAACTACAGCCCAGCGGAAATTTATCCAAAGCCACCTGTCGCAATGATGGCCCAAGAGGCTGACGCCCATGTGTCCGCGTGGCTTGGACTTCTTGCTTGCGTGGTATTGATCTATCATCATCGCGATGTTATTAATCGGTTCGGGCAACTTGCTCATTATTGCTCTCCTTTCCAAAACTTCCCCCGCCCTAGTGATAGAGCGGGGGTTTTTGTTTACTTAGCCCAAGGTGGCTTTGCGCCGCCGACAGATGCGGTAGGCTCTGGAGCAGATGTTGCCGCAACTTGTGGCAATACGCCTGACGCTGACTTGAAACCGCCAACTTCATTGCGGGCATCGTAACCATTCGATGCTGGCTTAATCTTGACGCGGACGACGATTGGAGCGCCTACTAGTTCATCGCTGTCTTGAATTTTAGACAAGCCAACTGCCCGCATAATCTCACCAAGTTGCTGACGAGCAATTTTCTCAGCATCTGGGTTTGGGTTGCGGACGTTAATTGAGCCAAAGACTACACGGCCTTGCTGCGTTGGGCCTGTAATGTCGTAACGCATGTCAATCTTATCACCCGTGCCAGCCTTGGTCTTGGTCAGTTCGGCCTTGGTGATAGTGGCGCTGTACCAGCCCTCTGGAATCAAATCGAATGAACGATCCGCAACTGGAAGGCTGTCTGTCGAAAATGTTTCACCTAAAAATGCCATGTAATTAATCCTTCTTTATGATTGTGAATGATGGACGCCCCGGCGTTGAGGTAATGGCGTCCAGAAGTAGCGTGGTGATGGTTGGGTCAGTTGACTTCCATACCGACGCATTTATCTCCGGCTTCCACCGGAAAAGGCACTCAAGATGCGCCAGCAAACCATGCTCTGCCGCAATCTCTTGTAATTTGTCGCTGTTGATCTTGCGATTAATGCGGCCTTCGACCTTAATCTTAAAACCGTCGGCCTCATAGTTTGCGGTCTTGTCTAGGTTGGATGGGACGTTAAACTGCGCCACCATCTGATCCTCAATCTCACGGCGCTCTGCCGTTGCTTCAGCCTCTCTGGCTTTGGCATCTTGCCATTGTTGGTAAATGTTCATCACGACACACCACCAATCTTGCGAATGATTTCACCAAGGTCAGGGGACTCCCATGCCGCCAACTTACCTGAGCGATCCTTGGCCAACCACAGTCCATCGCTGTCGCACATAATGGCGCGTTGGGCATTTCCGTCCGCGTCACGCTCGACCCGAAGCGCCAGAACTTCGTCAAAGAAGTATGGCAGACCCTGCGTCAGAGACTTCCCCGGCATTGATGGGTTGTAAAGCAACTTGCCCATTTCGTCGGTGGACTTCTCCAGCTTGGCGCTCATGTAGACATGCTTACCGGGAAGGTCACGGAACGCACGGATCAGTTCCTGCATAGTGGTGTTGAGTTCGCCATAAGCAGCGCGGCCATCCTTGTTGGTGCGCAGTTCATGCTGAAGGACAACCTCGGCCACTTCGCTGATACTGTCGAGTGCAACGCTTTCAAAG